GCGAATACGACTGCCGCAAATAATACGGCTGTAGGTAGTTCAGCGATGTTGGTAAACACCACAGGCGCAGGGAATGTAGCTGTTGGAACCCTAGCGTTAGATGCTAACACCACTGCTTCAAACAATGTAGCCGTTGGTTATCAATCACTTACAGCAAACACTGATGGAACTAAAAACGTAGCCATAGGCAAAAGCGCTTTAGAAGGAAATACAACAGCAGATAACAACACGGCAGTGGGATATGACGCTCTAACAGCAAACACGACAGGCGCATCGAATGTAGCCGTTGGTTCTTTGGCTTTAGATGCTAATACCACAGCATCAAACAACACAGCCGTTGGTAAAAGCGCTTTATCAGCAAACACCACAGGCTCAGAAAATAATTCTTTTGGTTCTACATCTTTGGATGCCAATACGACAGGAGGTGATAATAATGCCTTTGGTTATGCAGCTTTAGGAGCGAACACTACAGGCTCAAGGAATACAGCTATGGGGCACGCTAGTTTAGATGCCAATACAACGGGTGTCAATAATGTAGCAATTGGTGCTACTGCTTTATCAGCCAACACCACAGCAGATAACAATACAGCAGTAGGAAAAGATGCTTTGTTATCAAACACCACAGGGCATGAAAATAATGCTATTGGCGTGAGCGCTCTACTAACAAACACAACTGGTAGTTATAATGAGGCAATAGGCTATAGAGCATTAAAACTAAATACCACTGGAGAAAGAAATGTTGCTCTTGGCTATGAGGCTTTAGCAGCTAATACCACAGCAGCTTATAATGTTGCGATTGGTATGAGTAGCCTGAATGCTAATACCACAGGAGCATCGAATACTGCTGTTGGCTACGATGCTTTAAAAGCAAATACCACAGCAGCCAACAACACAGCAATCGGTAATAATGCTTTAGTAGTAAACACCACAGGTGATGGTTTAGTTGCAGTGGGTGCTTATTGCCTTGATGCCAACACCACAGGACAAAACAACACGGCAGTTGGACACTCTGCGATGACGGCAAACACCACAGGCGCACAGAATGTAGCTGTTGGCACAAATGCTTTAGACGCTAATACGACAGTATCTAATATTACAGCCGTTGGTTATAATGCTTTAACAGCAAACACCACAGGGGCAGAAAACGTAGCAGTGGGAGCAAATTCTGCCGTTGCTAACACCACAGGCGGACAAAACACCGCTATTGGTTCTAATTCTTTTGGTGCTAATACTACAGGCGAGAACAACACTGCTATAGGTACTTATGCTTTATACGCTAACACTACGGCATCAAACAATACTGCGGTGGGCAGAGATACTTTATTAACGAATACCACGGGTGCTTCAAATACAGCCGTTGGTAAAGACGCATTAAGGGCAAGTAATGCTAGTTCCTGCACTGCAATTGGTACAGATGCTCTAACAGCCAATACCACAGGCGCATCAAATACAGCCGTTGGTACTGAATCTTTAGCGGCAAACACAACGGCAGGTGGAAATGTAGCGGTTGGTGTTTATGCAGGCTATGTTAATACTACAGGGGATTCTAATGTCTTTATTGGTTATAATGCTGGACTCGCTAATACAACAGCGAGTAATAATACATATATTGGAAACGGAGCAGGAGACTCAGGAACCACAGGAAACTTAAATGTAGCAGTAGGTACTAACGCAGGTAATTCCATTACAACAGGCGTTCAAAATGCAATACTTGGTCAAGGCGCTTGCACAGTTCTTACAACAGGACATTATAATACTATTTTTGGAAACGCTTGTAATGTTAGCGCCACTAACTCTACTAGGCAGTTAGTGTTTGGTAATTCTTTAACAGGAACCACTAATAATGCAGTACATATTGGCGGTTCTGCTGGTCATGTTAGAAACGACTTTTTAGACGATGCTACTTGGGATCAAGTTTCAGATGTTCGCAAGAAAACAAATATTGAAGATAGCAGTATGGGTTTAGATTTCATAAACAAACTAAGAACAGTAATCTTTAACTGGAAATCACCTTCAGAATTTCCTGAAGAGTGGCAAGAATACAACGCCAATCAGACTGAACCATTAACTGAGAATAAGAAAATGGGTCTTATAGCACAAGAAGTAAAAGCAGTTATAGATGAATTAGGCATTGAACATTACGACAGCACTTGGGGAGAAAAACCAGACGGACAACAAGAAATTGGTCCTTCTGCTTATGTTTTCCCACTTATCAAAGCAGTCCAAGAACTCTCGGCAGAAGTCGAGGAATTAAAATCTAAAGCACACGATAAGTGTGATAAATAAAGAGGAATAAAAAATGGCAGTAACGAAAACTTTAACGGGAGCCTTGCCTTACAACAAATCTAGCAAAGTCCAGCGATGGGATTTACAGATGAAGTATAATCAGGGCAACAAAAGTGCTAGTCCATCGACTTATTATGAGTCGTTTTTCAATGTAGCGGTTCCAGCGACTGATCCAGTATCAGGGGCTACGAACTTTACACCCAAGGCGGAAGGTTCGTGGACATTATCGGAATTAAAGGCACTTTGCCCGACAAGTCATTGGGACATAGTCTTTGCCAGTCAGTACGACAGCGTGATTACCAATCCGCCTGACGATCCTGTACCTGATCCTGACTATGTAATTCCTAGCTAGAAATGGCTAAGAAGAAGGCAAAACCTGTCGAAGAGACAGATATTAATGTCAATATCTGGAATATGCCTGCGGTTTTCGTATTGGAAACCCAGATGCCAGAGGCAATGGTTAATGATTTAAACGAATACTTGGATGAATTACGAGAATCCGAGGACAAAGAATCATTGGCAGGCACTCTAGTAGGGCAGATTGCTCATGGTGAGCAACTAAATATGGACCCAGAGCATGAAAAGGTTCGTTCTTATTCTAAATTCGTTACCAGTCTGGGCGCACAGTACATTAATCACTTTATGCAAAACACAGGGTCTATGTTACCAAAGAACAGACAAGTGGCGATTGATGAAACGTGGTCCGTGCACAGTTTTGCAGGAGATTACAACCCGATACACGATCATGGCACTAAAACCATTATGGGTATATCAACAACCGGATGGACTAAAGTGCCACAACAAATACTGGATCAACCGACTACCGGGGATTCGTTATACAGTAAATATAATTCTTCTGGAGTCTGTGACGGGTATTTGTGTTTTAACTACGGACGTAACGAAATAATGAACGTGGAACGTTTAAGACCGCCACAAAGTTTTGAAGTAAAACCCGAAGTCGGCAAACTATATTTATTCCCGTCTTGGCTGTCGCACATGGTGTATCCATTTAAAGGCGAAGGCGAAAGACGAACCGTTGCTTCTAACCTTAATTGTTGGGAGGTTGAGGAGGCTGCATGAGCAAGATGACTGTAGCTACACTTAATACCAAAATAGAGAGCCACGAAGCTGTCTGTGCAGAACGTTGGTTGGAAGTTATTAACAGAGTCAAAAGACTTGAACATTTTATATTGGCTACGCTGATTACCTTAGTAGTTGGTATGGCTGGAATTTTATTTAAATAATAGGAGGAAATAATGCAAACACTTGCAAACATAATACTAATAGTAATGACCATTATCACCACTTGTAGCGTCATCGCTATGATAACCCCAACCCCTCAAAGAACGGGTTGGATGAAAAAACTTTATAAAATAATTGACGCAGGGGCTTTGAACCTGTGGAAAGCAAAAGATAAATAAGGAGGAAAAATGAAAAATTTATTTTCTATATTTCTACTAAGTCTAATATTAACAGGATGTTCTACACTTGAATCAACCATCCAAGCGGGCAAAGACATTGCTAGTGCGGTTGTTGATGATGTTGTAGATGTCAGCAAAACAGTTATTTCTATACCTGTTCAAGCGGTTGGCACTGTTATTGATAAGATTGAAGAAGAAACAGAATCAGACGAATCAGAAACTGAATAGGACATTTACTATATGGATGGAAGAGTTATACAAACTTGGCAAAATACCTGACGCTATTTACAATAAATATGTTTTCTATAGAAAAGCATTTTGGATTTGTTTTGCCTATGTCCTTTGGGACCTATTCCATGCTTTTGGTTGGTTGTAATATACAAATAGGGATGTGAAATGTCTTTACAAAAACTTATCTTTAGACCAGGGATCAATAGGGAAGGAACCGATTATTCTAATGAAGGAGGTTGGTTTAATTCTAATCTAATTCGTTTCCGCAAAGGATTGCCCGAAAAGATTGGGGGTTGGGCAAAAAATACCACAAATACTTTTAAGTCCACCGCCCGAGCAATACATGCATGGGTGAATCTGGCAGGCACTAAATTTACAGGACTAGGCAGCACTTGGAAATATTACATTAAAGTAGGAGACGTTTTTAATGACGTAACGCCTATTAGAGTAACTACAGGAGCTAATGAAATTTCTTTTGCTAAAGTTGCAAATGGGGATGCGACGCTTACTGTCACGGATACTGCCCACGGAGCGGTTCAAAATGATTTTGTAACTTATAGTGGTTGTGTAAGTTTGGGAGGCAATATTACAGCAAATGTTCTTAATCAAGAATATCAGATTGCCACTATTACCAGTGCTAATGTTTACACTATTGAGGCTAAAGACACAGATGGTGATGAAGTAACCGCAGCGGCGGGGGATTCTGGTAATGGTCAAGGCACTATAATTGGTGCTTATCAAATTAATGTTGGATTAGATGTTTATGTGCCTTCTACGGGTTGGGGAATTGGAACATGGGGCAGTGGTACTTTTGGAAGTATAGGTACTTTAGGAGATACCAATCAGTTAAGACTTTGGTCGCACGATAATTTTGGTGAAGATTTAGTTATGAATGTGCGTTCTGGTGGAATTTATTATTGGGACACCAGCGCTAAGACCCTCGGCACAGATAGAGCCGTAGCGTTAAGCGCTGTAAGTGGAGCTAATTTAACTCCCACACTAGCGCTACAGACTTTAGTAAGCGATGTAGATAGACACGTTATTTGTTTTGGGGCGGATCCTCTTAATGACGGAGGAACTGCTAGAACAGGAGCAATTGACCCTATGTTTATTGCTTGGAGTGATCAAGAAAATGTTGCAGAGTGGGAGCCGAAATCTACTAATACTGCGGGATCTTTTAGGCTCTCTGCAGGTTCGGCTATTATTGGAGCAACTAGAGCTCGGCAAGAAACATTAGTTTGGACAGATACTTCTTTATATTCTATGACTTTTGTAGGTCAGCCTTTTACTTTTAGTGTTAATTTAGTTAATGAAGGAGTAGGTCTTGTTGGACCTAACGCTATGGTTAATACGCCTAAAGGTGTTTTTTGGATGGATAAAAAGGGTTTTTATACCTATACAGGAGCTATTCAACAGCTTCCTTGTACTGTTGATGCGTATGTGTTTAATGATTTAGAGGAAACCCAAACCTACCAAATATTCGGATTCCTTAATAAAGCCTTTGATGAAGTAGGTTGGTTTTATTGTTCTTCAGGGGAAACGGTTATAGATAAATATGTTGTTTATAATTATGAAGAAAATGTTTGGATGATTGGAGAACTTACAAGAACTGCTTGGTTAGATGAAGGAATCTTCTCTGATCCTATAGCTACTTATTCAAGTTCTAATATAGGATACTTATACGACCATGAAACAGGGAATGATGCCGATGGTTCAGCTATGACGGATGTGTTTATAGAGTCTAGTGATTTTGATATTGATCCTGCAGGAGAAGAGTTTCAGTTTATAAGTAAAATAATCCCTGATATTAAGTTTACAGGAACAGGAGATACGGGAAGCGACGGACAAACCGCTGAGATTGTTTTAAAAAGAAGGAATTTTCCTGGAGAAGATTTAACTACTGCAGTTACTAGCTCGTGTACTTCTGTTACAACTAAAATAGATACAAGAGTAAGAGGTCGTCAAGCTGTATTAAGAATACAGTCTAATGATGATGAT